CTGATCTTATTTTGAATTTATATTCAGTATCTGGCTGTAGACTTTCTACTACAGCACTTGTTGTAGGAGAGGAAATAGCAAAACCAGATTGCCAATCGTCATTTGAGAAAAAAACTGCATATCTTTCAACTTGGGTATTTGATACATTTGGTTCATCCCATGAGAGATAAACCTTACTTTCATTAACTGATGTAACCACAAGATTGCGAGGCTCGTTTAGAAATGGGGCAATTGTGGTTGTTGTCTCTAAACTGGTCGTTGTCTCTGGAGCATTAGTTGGAGACATGCTTGGTTCAATGACATATGTATTTCCATACCATCTACCCGGATCCCCGCAACAAACTCCAGCACGAAGTCTATAATTCACACTAGGTATCATCTGGAAGGATACAAAGGAATCTAGACCGAACCAGTCATCGTTCGCTGTGATCAGTGTATTTTGTTCGTCATACACCCAAAGCATTGAGTCAATTCCGTACTGCTGTGCATAGGTCCGAATGGTTAAAGTCATTGGTTCTTGTGATGTAAAATAGAAATCACGGTTATCAATTGAGGCAGTATATGTACTTGCATTTGCCGGAAATGCAAAAAAAGCCAGCAGTAATGCTGGCAATGTTATCCAAAAACCTTTTCTTAATCTTAACTTTCTCACTTATTAAGAATAGTTTATTTTTAGTTATAAATAAAATTTAATCGTTATTAAAATTTTACTGAGTGCCTCCTATTCGGACTATTCTTGATCTAAGCACCTGACTGAATTGTGTAAAAGCACCTACAACAACAGCCTTGCCATCTGATTGTATGCCAATATCAGATACAGATCCATTAAAGGATGTGCCGGTGTTTACTGTAAAATCGGTGTCCCTTGTGCCATTGGAGTTGAGGCGAACAATGCGGAAAACAGTTACTCCATTAAAAGCCCCAAAATCTCCTACAATAATAATTTTGCCATCTGCTTGGATTGCTATTGATCTTGCGATTCCATTGAAACCAGAATTTGTATTTATTGTAAAATTGATGTCTCTTGTACCGTCAGAATTTAGACGTACAATTCGGTTGACGCTTACACCGTTAAAATGTGTAAAATCTCCTACAATAACAATTTTATCATCTGATTGGATTTCTACTGAGTTTACAGTGCTAGTAAATCCTGTTCCAGTGTTTGTGGTAAAACTTGTGTCTCTTGTACCGTCAGAATTTAGACGTACAATTCGGTTGACCGTCACACCGTCAAAAGTTGTAAAACTTCCAGCGCAAATAATTTTGCCATCAGATTGTATTACTATTGATTGTGCAGTTAGATCAAAAGCAGTGCCAGTGTTTGTTGTAAAAGTTGTATCTCTTGTTCCATCAGAATTTAGGCGTAGGATACGGTTGACAGTTACACCATTGAAGGTGAAGAACTGACCTGCACAAAGTATCTTACCGTCTGGCTGGATTGCTATTGAGTCTACACCGCCATCAAATGCTGTTCCAGTGTTTGTTGTAAAAGTTGTATCTCTTGTTCCATCAGAATTTAGGCGTACAATATAGTTTACAGTTGTTCCATTAAAGGTTGTGAAAGATCCTCCAAGAATAATTTTACCGTCTGATTGGATAACTATTGAGGATGCATTACCATTAAAACCTGTTCCTATATTTGTTGCAAATGCTGTATCCAAAGATCCATCGGAATTTAAACGAGCGATGCGGTTGATGGTTGTGCTGTTGAAGTTTGTAAAAATTCCTGAACAAAGGATTTTGCCATCTGGTTGGATTGCTACTGAGTTTACTGTAGCGTTAAAACCAACACCAGTATTTATTAGAAATTCCACATTTCTCGTTCCAGATTGATTTAATCCTGTAATGCCGTTAACAATTATTTGATTAAAAGAACTAAAATCCCCTACAACTAAAATCACACCGTCTGATCGAATTTCTATTGCATTTACTGTAGCGTTAAAACCAGTTCCTCCATTTGTGGTAAAAGAAGTATCTCTTGTCCCATTTGAATTTAAACACGCAATACGATTAACGGTTGCGCCATTGAAGGCAGTAAAAAACCCTCCAATAAGAATCTTACCATCTGATTGGATGACTATTGATCTTATCTCAGAAGAAACACCAACCCCTGTACCAGTATTTGCTGCAAAGGTCGTGTCCAAAGACCCATTAGAGTCCAACCGAGCAATGCCGTTAACTGTTGTGCCATTAAAAGTTGGTAAAGAACCCGCACAGATGATTTTGCCATCTGATTGAATCACTATTGATCGCACTACAGAGCTAAATCCACCAAAAGCACTCCCATTGTTTGTGGTAAAATCTCCATCTCTTGTTCCATCCGAGTTAAGACGAACGATTCTGTTAGCGGTAGTCCCAATTAGAGTGGTAAATACTCCTCCAATTATTATTTTGCCATCTGATTGGATTGCAAATGATGTTACTCCATCATTAAAACCAGTGCTTATGTTTGTTGTGAATCCAGTGTCTGTTGTGCCATCTGAGTTAAGGCGTACAATACGATTACTGGTTGTACCATTGAAGATAGTAAAAAACCCTCCAATAAGGATTTTACCGTCTGGCTGAATTGCTACTGATCTTACTTCACCGTTAAATCCAAGACCGGTATTTGTAGTAAATGTGGTATCTAGTGTTCCATCTGAGTTAAGGCGTACAATACGATTGGCGGTTGTACCGTCAAAAGCTGTAAAAGTTCCTCCACAAATAATCTTACCGTCTGGTTGAATTGCTATTGAGTTTACACTGTTGTTAAATCCAGAGTTGGTAAAGAATGAAAAATCTCTTGTCCCATCGGAATTCAGGCGCACAATGCGGTTCATAAAAGTTGTAGTGTTGAATGTTGTAAAACCTCCTCCACAAATAATCTTACCGTCTGGTTGAATTGCTATTGTGTTTACTGTAGTATTAAAACCAGAATATGTGTCAAACTCTGTAAAGTTAACATCACGACTTCCTCCGTTTAAAGAGTAGCCAGAACTAATAAAACCTAATGCCGAATTAGGCACTCAAGTCCCCAACAAGAATGTAATTATCGGAAGATAAACAAATAAGAGTTGCGGCTGAATATCTAGATCGAAGTTTCAACCCAGGAGTTCCATTAAGAGTTACGCTACTGTTGGAAAAAGTTACTTGACCTGTGCCTAGTTGAACAAAATCAATGCGTTGACCTTCCAATAAATCTAGGTCAGAATCTATAGTTACTGTTATAGGAGAGGAATTGCTGAGAGTTACTAATTTATTAACATCGCTATTAGTAGCCGTATATGTCGTTCCTGTTTCTGCTTTTACAACTTGTGCAGATACTTGCTGTGTTAAATCTACAATTGAATCATTTACATGCTGTAAAAAAATTGCATCGAGAACATGATCAACAGTTGTCCCTTCTGGATGAGCGGAGGCTGTTGTTCCATCATAACCACGACCATTGGTAGCGTCAATATCAAAAGTATTGCCGGATCTTACATTTATAAGAAGTTTTTCTTCAGTAGCGGTTCCTCTTGCAAGAGCAATAACGAACGGTCTTGTTCCGCCTGTTGGGAAAGTTGATCCTGAAACAACATTAATCATGCCTGTTGTGTTTGCTGCAATATTGGCGCTCAATGTTGTGCGAAGAGCACCACCAACAAAATCTCTTTCAGCCATGAAACCTCCTAGTTAATAGAAATGCTTAAATCACCGGAAGATATTCTTAGAGTATCTCCATTTGTGACAGATCTATTTGATGCCAAAGAACCGTAAATAAGAATATTCCCTGAAGTTGATGCATCACACACAGCAACAGCGACAACAGTGGCTGTTGGCATTCCCGCAAAGTCAATATTGGCAGAGTTTGTTGCAGCTCCAGACGAAGCGGCGCTAAATGCTACAGCTTTTCTAGAGTAACTCCCTCCGGAAACCTCTGTCCCAGAAGTGCTATCCGTTGGTGCGACAGTGTATAAAGCCAAAAAAACCGTTGGCATTGTATAAGAAGTTGTTCCAAGTATATGATCAAGAACCTTGTTCTCAAGATAATTACTTAGGTTTGCCATAATCAATCCTCCTTTGAGTTGAGATACTCTTCAACTTCGAACTGGTCAGGAAGTCTAAAGTTCTCCAAGCTTAGCAATAAATTTGCTTCAGCGACTGGAATTTCTTGAATATGATTTTCTCTTGTAAATCGAATTCCGTTTGCGACATAAGAAGAACCACTTTCAAACACGATAATTTGATAGCCATCTTTTGGACTAGCACTATCCGACACAACATCTTCTGCGACTTTTTCTTCTTTTGGTTTTTTAACAGCAGCGGCTTTTTTTGCAGGTGCCTTTTTTGCTGGCTTTGATTCCTGCTTGTTAATATCTGTTGATTTAATAACATTATCACTCATAGTTAATAGATTACCATACTTCCTCAAAAAATGCGAAATGGAGGGGATATTTCACCCCTCCATCTTGCTAGGTTTTACTCAAAAATTAGAGTGAACGCAATTTAACATTCTTACCGATTACGTATGAATCAGCATTTTCAATGTTGCTTGCAACTCTCATGAACTGAGTATATTCAATTGTGTCTGTCTTTGGCTTGAACTGACGGTAAACAGTGATGTCACGGTGGATACCGATAACACGGTTGTTCGGGAATGTCAATTCAATATGACCATGTGATCCTGACTGACCGGAGTAATCTCCAGCCGCAGCCTCTGGCATGAGTGGAACCTCTACCAAAGGAATACCGAATGGTGAAATACCTGTCGAACCTACACCGCCATTACCACGCATTGCGCCCTGAAGGAAAGCAATGTCGCCAGTTACTGAACCAGGTGATGGTGCGCCTGCGGTTGCAGCAGTTGCCGAGTTTGGATTTCCAAGGCTGTAGATCGTGTCTTGAACCACTCCAGAGCCAGAGAAGAATCTCAACTCGTTTCTGCGCTGCAGGTACTTGGTTGGCAAGTTGCGAAGAATTCTGTCGTATGTTGCTCTTGACACAGCGTTACCGCCTTCGTCAACAACATTGCCAGATGCTCTAGCCAACTTGATAAATCCATCAAGAGCCTTGAGAAGACCATTGCTTGAAGAAGTGTTGCCATTGATGAACAAATCGTCAAGATCGTTGGCTGTTTGACGAGCCATGATCTGTGCGATGTGATCTTCAAGAGAAGTTCCTTCGATGTTATCCTCAAGTGATTCTGTCGAAACTGCCCAGTCAAGGCGCAATTTAACAGTGCTCAGCGAAACTTTGCTGAATGTGACAGCAGCATTTGTGCCATCATCTGTTGCCTCGGTTGCCTTTGAAAGCAAGCGAGTGCCAACGGAGATCTTGTCGATTTCCATTTGTGGTGTACGCATGCGAACGACTCTTGCGTTCTGCATAAGTACAGATTGATCGATAACGAAGTCAAGGAAACGATTTGACTGGGCTGGTTTCATCAAACCACCAGAATCGTTGCCAACAACACCAGTTGTTACTTCATTAGCTTTTGAAAGAATTTCTTCTTGTGATGCCATATAATTTTTCCTCCTACTTATGACTTGTAACCAAGTGCGCTGATAACGCCCTGTGGCAGATAGACGTTTTCCCAGATAGAGTCTGATTTGGTGATTGTCTCATCCTCTTCTTCTTCTTCCGGATCAACGCTTTTTTTGATAGCTCCAGCGGTAGCAAATTTGCTAACCTGCTCTTCTGTTTCAGCGAGAGTTTTTTCTGCAGCTTCTAGTTTTTCTTGAAGCTCAACGGTGTTGGCTTCAAATCCCTTTGTGATGGTGTCGATTTTTTCTTGGACAGTTGCTTCAATCTCTTCTTTAATTGAAGTAGCGAAGGTATCCAGTTTTTCGTCAACCACAGCACTGAGGGCTTCTTTAAGGATTTCAATATCCATTTCTTCCTCCTGTGTGTTTTCAGTTACTTCAACTTCTGTTGAAGCATTTTCTTGAACATCTGGAACAAGCCAATTAACTACACGCTTAAGAAGCGAAAGCTTATTTATCTCTTGTTCATTCATGTTAAAGACCTTATCATAGTTTACATCATTTTGCAATAAATTGTCTTGCTCTTTAAGAAAATCTAGTGCATCATCTGATTTATTTTTCATGTCATCTGACTCCTTTTGTTTTTTTGGTTTTTTCTTACCATAATTTGGAATTGTTGGAGTTTTAAAACTCCCTTGAGTTGGATTCTTAATTCCAGAACCCATACCGGTTGTCGTCACAGTCCCCTGCTTAATCATGTCTT